GTTATTGACCCTGATATTCGCAAGGTATCTATGGAATCATGGCAGAGCAATTGGGTGTGGGAATTTGTGCGTTCGTCATGTCGTACATGTAGAGACATACCGATACCTATTCAATGACAACGATTATTAGACCTGCCACATTGGACGATGTACCTTGGCTTCTTCATGAAGTCAAAGAATTCGATAGATTTGCCGGCTTCAACAAGTCGCTCATACCAGATGACCAGACAGTGTTGCTCACTGTTCTAGAAGGTCTGATAAGGAATCATGTTTTTCTGGTAGCAGAGCAGGAGAGTGTACCTCAAGGATTCATAGTTGGAGTGCTTGCACCACATCACTTCAATCCTGAGATACATGTACTCACAGAGTTGCTCTGGTGGGTGCGACCTGAATTTCGTGTGTCACGTGCAGGAGCGTTATTGCTTGGAGCATTCCTAGACATCGGTCAAAGAGAAGCTGATTGGATTGTGATGACTCTAGAAGCCAAATCACCAGTGAAGCCAGAAACTCTCAACAAGAGAGGATTCAGGCTTCAAGAAACAAGTTACATTCACGAGGTACAACGCTGATGGCCGCTCTATCTACTATCGCAACTGTGGCGCTAGTTGGCTCTGCTCTGGCAAGTACAACTAAGACGCTCACTCAAAGGGCACCGAAAATGCCAGACCCCCCAGCGTTACCACCTTTACCGAAGCCAGAGAAATCTAGTGGCTTAATCACCGCCGCAATGCGAAGACAGCGAGCACGCTCTACAGGCAAGAGTGGACGTGCTGGTACGTTGCTGACTGGCCCTAGCGGTATCACCACACAGACACAGCCTAAGACGCTGTTGGGGTCATAACAATGGCTTACGGAAGAGTTCGTTCACCGCTAACATTGAAGCAACGTGTTAGGTTGATTGCAGCACAAATGGAAGCAGAACGTAAATCATTTGAGCCTCATTGGAGAGAAATCAACGATTTCTTATTCCCACGTCGTGGTCGATTTACTGTACAAGATGCAAACAGAGGAGACCGACGGAGTAAGAATATCATAGACAGTTCTGCTTCTTTCGCGGCTCGTACACTGTCTGCTGGTATGATGAGCGGTATGACCTCTCCGGCACGTCCATGGTTCAGGCTCACTACTCCTGACCCTGACCTTGGTGAGTATGGCCCTGTGAAAGAGTGGCTTCACATAGTGACTCAACGAATGAACACTGTGTTTCTTCGTAGTAATTTGTATAACGTGCTTCCGATTATCTACAATGAGCTTGGAGGTTTCGGCACCAGCGCTATGGCTGTATTGGAGAGTCAACGGTCAGTTATACGATGCGTTCCTTTTCCAGTGGGTAGCTATTCTCTGTCGTTGAATGCTGAGCTTGAAGTAGATGCATTTGCACGTAAGTATCGTATGACAGTGCGTCAACTTGTTGAGATGTTTGGTCTGCAAGAAGGTAGCGACAATGAGATTGATTGGAGCAAGTTTTCACAGAACGTTAAAGCACAGTGGGACCAGCGTAACTTCGAAACATGGATTGACATACAACATCTCATTGTACCTAACACAGAGTACGATGGTATTCGTCTTCGTAGTGAGAACAAGCGGTATGCTCAATACTACCTTGAAGATGGTACAGGGCAAGATGAGGTGTTTCTTGAGAAGAGTGGATTTGATGATTTCCCTGTTCTTGCACCAAGATGGGAAGTCACAGGTGAAGATATTTATGGTACCAATTGTCCGGGTATGATGGCTCTCGGTGATATCAAGCAGCTTCAGCTTGGTGAGAAGCGTGGTATGCAAGCCATCGATAAAATGGTTAGCCCACCGATGGTTGGACCTACATCGATGCGTGCTTCCAAAGCATCCATTCTTCCAGGAGATATCACATATGTAGACACGAGAGAAGGACAACAGGGTTTTCGCCCTGCATACGAGGTGAAGCCTGATGTACAACAGCTTGAGTATAAGCAGGAGCGCATTAGATATCGAATTAGTCGCGCATTCTTTGAAGACCTGTTCTTGATGCTGGCTACTAATCCCAATATCGAAGACACTCAGAAGACTGCACGAGAAATCGAGGAACGTCATGAAGAGAAGTTGCTAGCTTTAGGTCCGGTGCTTGAACAGATGAATCAAGACCTGCTCGACCCACTTATTGACAGAACCTTCTCAATCATGCTGAGACAAGAGCTTATTCCGACACCACCTGAGGAATTAGAGGGAGATGATCTTAAGGTGGAATATCTGAGTATCATGGCTCAGTCTCAGAAGATGATTGGTCTCAGTGGTATGGAACGTTTCTCAGCGTTCGTTATCAACAATGCGGCACAATTACCAGATGCAGCTGTCATGACAGATAAGGTTGATTTTGACCAGATGATTGATGAGTATGCTGACATGACAGGTATACCTCCTCGCATTGTGCGACCAGATGAAGCTGTTGCAGTTATGAGACAGGAACGTGCGAAGGCACAGCAGGCATTGGAGCAGGCACAAGCATTGAAAGATGCTAGTCAGAGTGCAAAGAACTTTTCGCAGTCTGAGCCTCGTGGTGACAACATGCTATCTGACATGATGCGTGGTGCTATGGGTTCTGCACATATATCTGCTCCTGAACCGACGGAGATAATGTAATGCCGAACAACCAAGACTATGTTCCACCAAATGCAGCAGATACCAAACAGGTGAAGAAAGCTGGTCAACGTGAACGTAGTACAAGAGAACAGCAATTGAACGACATGCGTGACATACTGGCCATAGATGCAGGGAAGCGTTTCTTGTGGCGGCTCATGGAACATTGCAAAGTGAATGCGTCTGTATTCAGTGCTAGTGCACATATATACTATAACTCCGGAATGCAAGACGTTGGGCATTTCGTTCTCGGAGAAATCATGGAAGCCCAACCACAAGCATTCATGGATATGATGGTCATGAATAACAAGGAGAAGTTGAACAATGGTTGACGGACCCAATGGCGAGAATGGGCAGACACCCTCCACCCCATCAGCCGAAGGTACGAAAGATGGTACGACTCCTACACCTGAGACCCTTTTAGGTGGAGGAGACAAGAAGACTCCTGAAGGCGACGCGACATCGAAAGGTGAAGAGAAGACGCCTATAGGAGAGGGTGGTGAGTTGAAGGGCGACAAACCCGAAGAGAAACCTTCCGGCCAAGCACCTGAAGCTTACCAGCTAACACTCCCCGAGAATGCGGTCATCGACGACGCGACTCTAGAGAAGACAGCCACCATTGCGCGTGAGCTAGGACTTCCAAACGAGTCAGCACAGAAGATGGTCAATTTCTTGAATGAGCAGAATGCTTCACGCGACGAAGCTATTCTGGAGTCCAACAGGCCGGGAGGTGCCGAGTGGACAGCTAGGACCACCGAGTGGGCTCAGCAAGCACTCAAGGACGAAGTGATTGGCGGTTCACCTGAGAAGCTTCAGGCAAGCGTCACACTTGCTAAGAGAGCACTGTCTGAGTTCTTCCCACCTGAGGTGCAGAACTTTCTGGAGGAAACCGGTTTCGGCAGCAACCCCGCACTTCTGCGAGGACTGGCCAAAATCGGAAAGACCATGTCTGAAGGTGACATCCATCAACCTGAAGCCAGAACTCATGGTAAGGTTGCTCCTCAAGATGTACTCTTCGACAAAACTGTGGAGAAGACAAATGCGTAACACCCTCAGATGGGCAGGAGTGTTCTTCCTGTTCATTGTCGCGGCTCTGGTAGCTGTACCGTTCGATGCGGTACACGCAGCTACGAGTGCTATCGCGACGTATCATCAGCCGATGCTGGTCATCGGTGCAACTCTCGGGTCAAATGTTCTGACTCTCGCTGATTGGGCGAAGCGTCTTGACCCGGATGGTAAGGTGCCTCAAATCGTTGAGATGCTCCAGATGACCAATGAGATTCTGGATGACATGCTGTTCAAGGAAGGAAATCTGCCGACAGGTGAGCGGACCACAATGCGTACAGGTCTGCCTACCGTTGCGTGGAGGCTTATTAACCAAGGTGTTCAGCCCAGCAAAAGCACGACTGCACAGGTCGATGAAGCAGCTGGAATGCTGGAAGCGTGGTCAGAAATCGACGTGGAGCTTGCACGTCTTAACGGCAACGTCAATGCGTTCCGCTTCAGCGAGGCTCAGGCTTTCATCGAGGCCATGAATCAGGAGATGGCGTCTACCCTTATCTATGGTAACGCCAGCACCGCTCCTGAGGAATTCACTGGACTGGCTGTCCGTTACTCTTCACTGACAGCGGCCAATGGTCAGAACATCATCGACGCTGGTGGAACTGGCGCTGACAACACTTCTATCTGGCTCGTAGTTTGGGGTCAGCAGACTGTTCACGGCATTTTCCCGAAGGGGTCGAAGGCTGGACTCGACCACTTCGACCACGGCGAAGTCACGGTGGAGACTACCGCTGGTATCGCTGGCAACAGGATGCGTGCTTTCCAGGACCAGTGGACGTGGAAGTGTGGTATCGCACTGCGTGACTGGAGATACGTGGTTCGTATCGCTAACATCGATGTTTCTGTTCTTGTTCTCAATGATGCAACTTCGGCGAAGCTGTTCCAGCTTCTCACGAAGGCAACATGGAGAATTCCGTCCATCAACATGGGTCGGGCTGCTATATATGTCAATCGTACGGTTGGACAGTTCCTCGACATTCAGGCGCAGGACAAGGTGTCTTCTGGCGGTCAGCTGAGCTATGACGTTATCGATGGCCGTCGTGTCATGTCATTCCGTGGTATTCCGATTCGGACAGTGGATTCGATTCTCGAGACCGAAGCTCGCGTCACCTGATTCTCATCCACTCACTTCAACAGGAAAACAACAATGATTATCGATGCACAACTCATGTTCTCTGATGCGCAGGCTCTTGTAGCCACAGCCGCATCTACGAACATCTACGATGCAGGGAGCGACAGAAACCTGGGACTTGGCGAGCCTCTTGCCGTTCAGGTTACTGTTGACGTTGCAGCGGTAGCTGGTACGCTGACAATCTCTCTCCAGACGGATGACAACGCTGGATTTGCATCTCCGACTACTGTCGCGACCACAGCGGCTATCGCTGCTGCGGCACTCACTCTCGGTGCCAAGGTCATTCTCCCCGTTCCTCCGGACACGGCTGTCGAGCGCTATCTGCGCTTGATGTACACGTTCGCTGGAATGACCAGTGTCACGGTTACAGCATTTCTCACACCGGCCAAGCTCACGTCGTCGGAAGGTGTGTACTATGCTGACGCCATCACCATCACAGGCTGATAAGGAGCCTATAACACATGGCAACCAAGAAGAGCGGCAAGAAGAGCTCAAGCAAGAAACTTTCTCGTACTCGTGAGCGTGATGTCGATACGACTGATGTCACTGTTCGCGATGCGACGAACGCCAGAACCACACGTCGTGGTGAGAAGGTGAACGATGCTCTCGAAGATAGCAGAGCGAGAAGTGCGGCTGAGAGACCGTCCGGTCGTCGTAAGGAGAAGGCTGAGGTGGTGGAAATCACTGAAAGCAAGAAGCGTCTTCTGACCGGCACTTCAGTCAAGACCGTGAAGGCGATTCGTGTCGGATACTACGGCCACAAGCGTCGGCGTATCGGCGAAGTGTTCGAGATGCGTGTGGGTTCTGGGGAGCTTCCGTCTTGGGTCATTGACCTCAGTGATGCAGAAGCGGGTCAGGATGAAGGTACACGTGGTCTGCACTCGGGTGGACGGGAAGATGACCGTATTCGTGACGAGCGTGAAGAGCGAATCGGTGGTGTCAAGAAGTCCCGCAGAACGAAGATTGCTGACCCCACAATTATCGAGGATGCACTTCCTCTCGGTGAGGGTGGAAATGAGCGGAAGCCTGCTGGTGGCGACGAGCACGTTATCTAGGTAGGTTCAGAGGGGTTCTTACCTAGATGACACTGGACAGGTAGTGTGGTTCACGGACCCACTACCTGTTCCAGCTACCTTCAACTGACACACTACGATGGCTACTAAGCTACAGATTTGCAACATGGCGCTCGCCCATCTGGGTGTAGGGAAAGCCATAGTGGACTTCGCTCTTGACCGCACTGCTGAAGCAGTCGCGTGTCGTTTGTTTTATGACCAAGCTGTTGCAGAAACTATGAGAGATTTTCCGTGGCCGTTTGCCAAGCGGATAGCTGAACTTACTCTTGTGGAGGAAGACCCTAACGTCGAATGGGAATACTCCTACAGGTATCCGTCCACAGCCCACAGCATTATTCGTATTCCTAACGAAGCAACTCGTGTGGATACGAGAGCCATTCGTGTACCATATACGATTGGTAGTGACGAGGATGGCAGACTTATCTATACTGACAAGGAAGACGCCTTAGTCGAGTATATTTCAGATTTGTCTGACATCGCTCCCGACACCTTTGAGTCACGTCTTACAGCCGATGTACAGGGTGCGCTCATCCTCATGCTGGCCAGTATGATTGCGCCTATGGTAACAGGCGGTGACCAATTCAAGCTGGGAGAGCGTGCTCTCAACCTGTACGCATGGCGCATTGGCACAGCGAGAGCTAATGCTCTCAATGAGATGCGGCAGGGTAACGATGAAGATGTAGACTCTGAATTTATCACGGTCAGGGAATAATGGCGAACATTGCGCAACGTAGCTTTGCTGGCGGTGAAATTGCACCGTCGCTATATGCACGCACGGACCTAGCTAAATATCACACGTCTGCTCGTACGTTGCTTAACATGTTCGTACAGAAGCATGGAAGTGTGACAAATCGTT